AACTATTAAATCAGTAAAATCTGAGGAAGAAAAAGAAGTTGAAGACAATAATGGTGTATTACACCAAGGTATTGCAAAGCGATTCTTTTCAAAAGCCTTCACAATTGCTGATGATGTAGAAGTAAAAGGCGCTGAATTAAAAGACGGCCTATTAAAAGTGTCTATGGAAAGAGTTGTTCCAGAACACAAAAAAGCAAGAACAATTGACATTAAATAATTGTTTTTTACTAGAGGCGTTCCAGCATTGACATTGGGACGCCTTTAGTGTATATTATAAAAATGCGGATATCGTATAAAAGTATTACAGCGGGTTACCAACTCGCAGAACTTGGGGCAGTACCAAGTATCCGCTCCAATTTAATTATGAGAGGAACTATATAATGAACTTAACAAGTGATACAGTTGCCATTCTGAAAAACTTTTCAGATATTAACCAAAACATTTTGGTAAAACCAGGCAACAAATTACAAACTATCTCTACTTTGAAAAACATCTTAGCTGAAGCTGATGTAACAGAGAAGTTTGAACAAGAGTTTGCTATCTATGATTTACCAGAGTTTTTGAGAGCAGTGGATTTATTTGATAAATCTGAACTGAACTTTAACGGTGGTCAATCTTTAGCAATTAAAGACGCAAATGGTAAACAATCTATTAAATACTATTTTGCAGATAAATCAGTAGTAGTTGCACCTACTAAAATGATAAACATGCCAGATAAGTATGTTACATTTTCTTTGAAAAAAGATGTGTTTGAAAAACTTATGAAAGGTGTTACAACACTTAATCTACCAGACATTTCTGTTACAGGTGATGGTAAAGAGATTAAACTTGTTGCTACTGATAAGAAAACACCATCATCAAACGATTATTCATTAGTTATCGGTGAAACAGATAAGACATTTAATGCTTATTTTAAAACTGAAAACTTTAAAATGATTCGTGATGATTATGATGTTGCGATTTCTTCACAAAAAATCTCACACTTCATAAATAGAAATAAACCAATTCAATATTGGGTTGCTATCGAGCCAGATAGTGAATTTTAAATTATGAAACAAGTGAGGATTATATTATGTCAGAATACCTATGGGTCGAAAAGTATCGACCAAAAACGATTAGTGAGTGTATATTAAGTGAAGATATTAAGAAAACATTTGCTGAATTTCTAAAACAAAAAGAAATACCTAATCTGTTATTATCCGGTACACAAGGTACTGGTAAGACCACAGTTGCTCGTGCTTTATGTGAGGAACTTGGTGCAGATTATATCATTATCAACGGTTCAGATGAAGGCCGTCAGATTGATACATTAAGAAACAAGATTAAAAACTTTGCTTCAACTGTATCATTAACTGAACAATCAAATCATAAAGTGGTGATTGTTGATGAGGCAGACTATATGAATGCCGAATCAGTACAACCTGCTTTAAGAAACTTCATTGAAACATTTTACAAAAATTGTAGATTTATCTTTACTTGTAATTACAAGAACAAGATTTTACCTGCTCTTCACAGTAGATGTACCGTCATTGACTTTGCTATTAAGAACGGTCAAAAAGTAAAGACAGCACAGGCATTATTAAAAAGGCTAGGCAAAGTCCTTGATGATGAACAAGTTGAATATGATAACAAAGTATTAGCTGAACTAATACAAAAATACTATCCTGATTTCAGACGGACTATCAATGAACTACAAAGATATTCTGTTAGAGGTAAGATTGATAGTGGTATTTTGTTTAGTTTATCTGAGGCAAATACAAAAGAACTTGTCAAAGTCTTAAAAGAAAAAAGATTTAATGACATGCGTAAATGGGTTATTAACAATCTTGATAAAGAACCATCATCATTGTTTACCACTATTTACGAGTTGATGTATTCTGCTTTAGATTCATCTTCTATACCTCAATCAATATTAATCATTGCTGGTTATCAGTATAAGTCTGCTTTTGTGGCAGACCAAGAGATTAATATGGTTGCGTGTTTAACTGAAATCATGGCTAATTGTAAGTTTAAATAATGTACGAGTTAAAGGATTATTTAAAGGCTATCAATGAAACCAAAGAACCATTGTTAGACACAGAGGATATAATGTGGGAGAAAAAGTATCCTACATTTATTATTAACAGATGTTTGTCTATGTTCTATGATACAATTATGCATAGTAACGAGATGAATGGTTTACATTTTCTACCAAAGCGTATGCAATTTCACTATTTTATAAATAGTATCAGAAAGAAAAAGCGATTTGGTGGGAAGTGGCTTTCGCAAAAGAAAGTTAAAGACCTTGAAGTAATAAAAGAGTATTATGGTTATAGTAATCAAAAGGCAAAAGAAGCTCTTAACCTACTTTCAGATGACCAAATTGAAAAAATAAAAATTGGCCTGATAAAAGGTGGGAGAAAAAAATGAGTGAAGTTACTATAAATTGGTCGCCAAGTGATATGTTAGAAGTCACTATTAAGCAACCAGATGATTTCTTAAAAGTCAGAGAGACATTGACTCGAATTGGTGTTGCTAGTAGAAAAGACAAAACACTATTTCAGAGTTGTCATATCTTACACAAACAAGGTAAATATTACATAACACATTTTAAAGAATTGTTTGCTTTAGATGGTAAGAACTCTACCTTAACTGAGAATGATATTCAAAGAAGAAACACAATAGCATTATTACTACAAGACTGGAATTTAATTGATGTTGTTAATACAGCATTAGTAGAAAACAAAGCGCCATTAAGTCAAATTAAAGTTTTACCATTTAAAGAAAAGAATGAGTGGAACTTAGTTGCTAAATATAATATAGGCAAAAAACCAGAAGATAGTGTAAATGCAGGTTCAACCGTTTAAAAATTACCTAGAAGAAGCTACAGGCGATAAAAAGTTTTTGCGTCTGCTTATCGTTACAGATGAGTCTGAAAGTGGAAAAGAATTTCATACTGCCGGTAGACTAAAAGAAGAGTGTGAGAAGTTAAAATTTCCATACTATGTTTTTAATGTGACAGGTGGTTATACAACTTACGAGGATGGTGTTCGTAGATTTCATAACAAAGACGACAAAAAAGGTTTTGAAGTTGGTACCATGACAGTTGCTATTGTTCGTGGTTCTATTACACGAAAAGATAGTTGGTTAGATTTAGTTTCTATACTAGAAAGAGCAAATTCAACACTTGTAAATCCAAGAACTACAATTAATATTTGTGCAGACAAATATAGAACGGCATTAAGACTTGCAGATTATGGTTTAACACAACCTATGACCAAGTTGATTAATGACCCCGAAAAATCTAATGAACAAGTAGAAGAATCAGGTATTAAGTTTCCTCTTATTATGAAAACATTGAGAGGTAGTAAAGGTGTTGGTGTATTGTTTGTCGATAGTCCAAAAGGTTTAGATTCTATTGTACAACTTATTCACAAACAAGATGAAGACGCTGACCTATTAATACAAGAATATATTAAGACAGAATATGATGTCAGAGTACATGTATTAGGTGGTAAAGTATTAGCTGCTATGGCAAGACCAGTTATCGAAGGAGATTTTAGGTCAAATGTATCGCAAGGTTCAGTACCTAAAAAGATTAAATTAACTGAACTAGAAATAGAAGAAAGTTTAAAGGCTGCTAAAGCAGTTGGTGGTTATTGGACTGCCGTTGATTTTATACCTAGTAAGAATAGAGATAAACAACCACCTTATTTTCTTGAAGTAAACTCTTCACCTGGTACAGAGGGTATTGAAGACGCTACAGGAATGAATATCGCAAAAGAAGTTATTATGCATTTTGCAGATAAAACAAATAGATATACAGTACCTACAGAATGTGGTTATAGAGAAATCTTAACCATTAAACCTTTTGGTGATTTAATATCAAAATTTGATACGGGTAATTCAGGCATGCCAGTTATACATAGTGATAAGTATAAAATAAGTGGTAACAAAATTACATGGTCATTACTAGGTAAAACAATTACAAGTGATATTGTTCGTAAAGAAAAAATTAAAGTAGGTGGTTTAAGAGATTATGATGAAGACCGATATGTCGTAAAACTAGATGTAGAATTCGCCGGTGGTATCTATAGTGATGTAGAATTTACCATTGATGATAGAGAAGATAGGACGCCTATTCTTCTTGACCGTGCATTTATGAATAGATTAAATGTCATGGTAAACCCACAAAGAAAATATGTGATAACAACTAAATATAGTTTAGATTAAGGAGAAAATATGAGTGAAGTGAAAGTGATAAGACTATCAACAGGTGAAGATGTAATTGCCAAAGTTGATAGAGGTGCAGACTATGTGACCTTAGAAAAACCTTTTGTAATTATTCCTCAACAATTAGGACCTGGTAAACCGGTTCAGTTGATGATGAGTTTATACAATGCGTTTGGGAAGGGTGATAAAGTCGAGGTAGCAAAAGATAAAGTGGTTTTTATTACCGAACCTAAAGATGAAATCAAAGCCTCTTACGAACAAAACACAAGTAAGATACTCACACCAAATAAAGGACTTATAACAGAAACTAATTTACCTGGTTAATGGTAAAAGTTAATTTTATAAGAGATACCGAAAAACTTTCGGTAGATATGCCAGTTGGTTATACTCTCATGGAGGCAGCCAAAGAATTGGATTTACCAGAGATACCTGCCGATTGTGGTGGTTGTCAAGCATGTGGTACTTGCCATATTCATGTAGATGATGTATGGTGTGATAAGTTAAAGATAAAAGAAAACTCTTTAGAACAAGACCTCTTAGAGTACGAAAAGAATTATGTTGAAGGCAAGTCAAGATTGGCCTGCCAGATACAATTAGATGATAGTTTAAATGATGTAACGGTGAAATTGATAAAAAATGAACTTCTATAAAAATGTAATTGAACATAAAGGTAAACTTCTTATTCGTGGTGTTTTAAACGGAAAAGACTATAAAGAAAAAATTGATTATGGTCCTACTCTCTACGCCTTAACACAAGAACACTCACAATATAAAACACTACAAGGTCAGTTTCTAAAACCGATTGAGTTTACTAATATCAATGCAGCTCGTAGATTTCGTAGAGATGTGGCGACACAAAACTCTCCTATCTATGGTCTTGAAAGATATCACTATCAATATATTGGTCAAGAATATCCTACAGATATTGAGTGGGACAAAGAACATATTAAAATCTTCACACTTGATATTGAAACAACTTGTGAAAATGGTTTTCCTGATGTAGAAAATCCTATTGAAGAGTTGTTGTGTATCACAGTTAAAAATCAATCTAACAAACAAATTATTACATGGGGTGTAGGTAAGTTTACAACTGACCGTACAGATGTTACCTATGTGCAATGTAAAGACGAAAAACAATTAATGTTTGAGTTTATGAAATTCTGGATTAAAAATCATCCAGATGTTATCACAGGCTGGAACACTAAGTTTTTTGATTTACCTTATTTGATGAATAGAATTAAACTGATTGCAGGTGATAAAGTTGCAAACAGAATGTCGCCTTGGAATATGGCGAATAGAGAAGAGATTAATGTAAGAGGTAGACCACAAACTGTTTACAATCTATATGGTATTGCCATGTTAGATTACCTTGACTTATATAAGTGGTTTATACCAACAAGACAAGAAAGTTATAAACTAGACTTCATTGGTGAACTAGAACTTGGTCGTGGTAAAGATGACGCAGGCTTTGATACATTTAAAGATTGGTACACCAAAGACTTTCAATCATTTGTAGATTATAATATTCAAGATGTTGAAATTGTTGACGCATTAGAAGATAAACTTGGTCTTATTGACTTGTCACTTACAGTTGCATATGATTCAAAAGTAAATTATGATGATATATTTTCACAAGTTAGAGTATGGGATACCTTGATTGCAAATCATCTTATGCAAAAGAATATATGTGTGCCACCAAGAGAAGAGAATAGTAAAGAAACAAAATATGAAGGCGCTTATGTAAAAGAACCAATACTAGGTGGCCATGATTGGATTGTTTCATTTGATATTAACTCTCTATATCCACATATTATTATTCAGTATAATATTTCGCCTGAAA